TGAGTCTGAACTGTACCGACAGCCTATTACTATCTCAGATCGTGGCGATGGAGCCCTTGGGAGCACAGGTGGATAAGAACACAACAAAACTAATGTTTAGTTCAAAGTCAAACGAATGGGCAACTCCTCAGTCTTTCTTTGATAAGTTGGATGGGCTCTTTGGTCCATTCACCTTGGACGCTGCCGCATCGGCTGACAACTACAAGGTTGCCAATCATTACACCGAGGCAGATAATGCTTTGTCTCAGGACTGGTCTGGTAACCGTGTGTTCCTTAACCCACCCTACGGACGAGCACTAAAGGACTGGATTCGCAAGGGCTACGAAGAAGGGCAGAAGGACAACACCACTGTTGTTATGCTTATTCCAGCACGTACCGACACCCAGTATTGGCACGACTATGTGATGAAGGCAGACGAGATTCGCTTTGTCCGAGGTCGCATCAAGTTTGGTGACGGCACCAACTCCGCACCATTCCCATCAGCCGTGGTAGTGTTCCGTCAGTCATCTTTCAACGGACCACGCATCACCGGGATGGAGCGACCATGAATAGAGCACAGCGGCGGCGGCTAAAGAAGAAGAATAAAGGCAACGAAAAACTCGCCCAAAAAATTTCCACCTTTAGCCACCGTCCAGACACATGCTCAGCGTGTAACGCCGCATTCGACGCCAAATCCAAAGAGCACGCCATGACATGGCGAGTAGTAGTAAGAGAGAATCCAACGCGGGTAACCTTGTTTTGCCCCGAATGCATCGAAAAAACAAAGGAGGTGCTCGATGCCCACACCAATGCAAACGATTGACCCATTTGATTCCAACGGCATGGAAGATGACCGATTCAAGGGACTTGAGGGTCTAGCCCGCCGCGAAGCCGTAAATCACCCCCCGCACTACAACACCGGAAATATCGAAGTAATTGATGCAATTGAGGATTGGGGACTTGACTTCAACGCAGGCAACGTGGTAAAGTATGTTGCGAGACACCAACACAAGGCAGAACCCCTTGAAGATCTCAAGAAGGCACGTTGGTATCTTGAGCGACTAATCGAGAGGATAGAAAATGGCAGTTAGCAGAATCAATAGAAAGAATCTTGACCAGATTCTTGGCGGGAAGATTGACGGCGAACATGAAGTCGTAATCAAGTTATATGGCTCCAATTGCCACCTATGTCATGCACTCAAACCCGAGTTCGTAGACATCTCCGACGAATACGAAGGAGTACATTTCTACGCTTTCAACATGGAAGACGGAGAGGGACTAGAAAAAAAGTGGGGATTTAGCGGCGTTCCCTCGATTTGCTATGTCCGCACCGGAGGGCTACGCCCCCGTGTACGTTTCATGGATGACCCCGCGAAGCCGCACAAGGAAATGTGGTTTCACCCCACAGGTATTCGCAAGTTTATCGATAACAACAGGAACTAATAATGCAAGAGGCACTAACATACGATGATGTTCTACTCGTCCCCCAGTATTCCGATATCCGCTCTCGATCTGAAATTGACATTTCAACTGATATGGGGAACGGACTCGCCTTGGAACTGCCAATATTCGCGTCCCCGATGGACACAATTTCTAACGACCACATGGCGCAGGCTATGTGCATCGAGGGCGGAGCAGCAATCATCCACCGATACAACACTCCCGAAGAACAAGCAGAGTTAGTCCGCAGTGCCAAGGAAAGGCAAGCCAACAACATTGGCTTTGCCGTAGGTATCACTGGTGACTTCATACAACGAACCGAAGAATGTCTAAAGGCAGGTGGAAATTTTGTTTGCGTAGATGTGGCGCATGGGCACCACATCATGATGAGGGAAGTACTTGCATCGCTTAGACGTGAGTTTGGTGATGACCTACACATTATGGCTGGCAATGTAGCAACACTGGATGGCATCAACCATCTTGCCGATTGGGGAGCAAACTCTGTTCGATGCAATATCGGTGGGGGCTCTATTTGTTCTACCAGAGTACAAACAGGTCACGGTATGCCGGGACTACAAACAATCTTTGATTGTTCCAGAACACACCATGATGTTACCATCATTGCAGACGGTGGAATTCGCAACTCTGGTGATATTGTGAAGGCACTTGCAGCAGGTGCGGACGCAGTTATGTTGGGTTCGTTGCTTGCAGGAACAAAAGAGGCACCCGGAGAAATCATTATGGATTCATCGGGCAACCGTTTCAAAAACTATCGCGGTATGGCTTCCAAGGAAGCACAAATGGATTGGCGCGGACGCTATTCAAGTTTTGAGGGTGTATCGGCGCGAGTTCCCTACCGTGGCTCTGTTCGTTACATTCTTGAGGATCTTGAGAAAGGTATTCGTTCAGGGCTGTCGTACACTGGTGCTCGTACTATTCGAGAACTGCAGATCCGCGCTCAATGGGTTCAACAAACCTCCGCTGGAACAGGCGAGAGCAAAACCCATATTACCACAAGGCAGTGGTAATGTCTGACGACCCAAATTACGGACAAGACATAAAGTCTATTCGTTTTATGGTTTCTGATGACGATCATGCACGATTGTTGATTAGACTGAGACACAACAAGGTTAAGGTGTCTCAGTTTTTTCGTGCCGTGATAGATGGTATCATTGAAGAAGATCCAAACATTATACAATTCTTGGATTCTTATGTTCTCGAACACAAGATCCTAAGCCGCCAGAGATTTACAAAGTCTCTTAAACTAAAAAAGAAAGGCGAAGAAGTTCTAGAAGATTGGGGACTCCTTGATGATGCCGAGAAAGAAAACCTATTTGACCTAATAGCAGAGGAGTTTCCAGATTTATGAATAAAAATGACTTATTAGTATGCGCGCAGCAATGTCTGAAAGACAAGGAGTGCTGCGGTGCTAGTGAATGTAGATACCACATTGACTATGAAGATGAGTTTAATTGCTCGCTTATCTCGATCTATGAAAATGGTCCTATGTCTTTGCGCGAAATAGCAAAGCGCGAAGGGCTTTCGTTTGCGCGAATAAAGCAGATCCAAGATAAGGCACTAATTAAATTAAAGAAGCGTTTACCAGAAGGCGAAAATTTATTGGCTTCTTCTGGTGATGTAGACTATTTAACTTTGAGTTTTTAAAGGAGATTTAAAACTATGGCTCGTAAGACACTATTGACAGAATCAGAGATTCGCCAGTTCATGAAGCTAGCGAACATTAAGCCACTACAGGAAATGGGTGGCGAACTACCAGTACCCGGTATGCGTGATGAGGAAGAAGAAGACGAACCCGGTATGCGTGATTATATGCAGGAAGCCGAAGAAGAAGATGCACCCGCACCCGAAATGGATGCTCCTGCCCCCGAGGGCGATGAAGAAATGGAAGTAGACATGGACATGGGCGCAGATATGGACATGGATATGGACATGGGTGCCGACATGGGTGATATGGATGCCGGTGGTGGCAAGGAAGAGCAGTTTGCAGACATCGTAGACAAGCTCGCAGATCTACTCGGTCTTGACGCCGATGTAGAAGTTGGTGGCGACGAGATGGAAATGGGGGGTGAAGTTGACGCCGATGAAGGTGGTGATCTAGAAATGGCTGATGCCGCTCCCGAAGCCCCAGAGATGGAGATGGGTGATGATGAAGATGCAGAAGAACCAATGATGGAAAGTGACGATGATATTGTACAAGAGGTCGCTCGCCGCGTTGCTGCACGCCTACTCCGTGAAAAGAAACAGGAAAATGTGGCGAACAAGCTAGCCGAACGCATTTTCCGTCGCTTGGCTTCAAAATAATAGCTTGACAGAAATCTCCTGAGCCGTTATAATAACCATCTAGGGCACCATTCCTAGGTGGTTATTTCATTTGGAGAGACAATGAATTTGATTATTGGTTTTGTGATCGCAGGCTGCTCATTCCTTTTGGGATGGATGACTTGTTCTGGATTATATTTCTTTAGAACAACCAGAATGACAATGACAATTTTGAAAATGTCATACACCTTTTACTTGACAATCATCAATAAAGGGTTAGAATATTTACACTACGCTCATGTGAACAGACTTGAGGCTCTTCGCAAGAACGACAAGTCTTATGGACATGAAGAATATGAAAGCCTAAAGAAAGATAATGATAAGCAGATTGAAATTTACAAAGACAATGCTATCACCTACTTACTACAGGTACACCCTGATATGTTCAAGCAAGCGTTAGAGTTTGATGACTGGAGAGGTTCGCAAAGATTCCTAAATAACAACCAGTACGCAGCAATTATTTTTTCAAAGGAGAACGGAAAATGATTCGTAAAATTATCGGCAAGATTGTAGAAACGATTCTACCACCAGTACAAGCAGAAGACGCTGGTAAAACTACAGAGGACGCACCCAAGGCAAAAGTCAAGACTATCAGCCTTGAAGAGTTACTTGGAGGCGCTGGAGCGCCACCCCCAGAGCCAGAACTAAGAGTAATCGGACTCTATTCTACTGTAGAAGACGAGAAGATTGCTGAACTAACACAGGCTCTTCTCT